AGAAGCAATAAAAGGAATCAACACAGTGATTATAGATGAAGTACACATGGCAAAGGCAGATGTGCTTAAAAGATTGTTGACTGGACCATTTGCACACTGTGGCATACGTTGGGGACTGACAGGTACAGTACCCAAAGCAGACTACGAGTTCATGGGACTGAAATGTAGCATAGGTGATGTAACACACAGGATACAAGCCAGTGAACTGCAAGATAAAGGTGTGCTCGCAAACTGTCATGTGAATGTTTTACAGACACAAGATCATCCACAGTTCAAAACATATGCAGAAGAACTCAAATGGCTAACAACAGACAAGGTCAGAATGGCTTGGGTGGCGAAAACTATAAAAGATATCTCAACATCAGGTAACACACTGATACTCGTTGATAGGATATCAGCTGGACAAATATTACAGGAACAACTAAAGGATTCAGTTTTTGTATCTGGATCAACCAAAAACACAGACAGGAAGGAACAATATGATGAAGTATCTACTGCAACAAATAAAATTATTATCGCCACATATGGAGTTGCCAGTGTGGGTATTAATATTCCTAGGATTTTTAATCTTGTCCTTATTGAACCGGGTAAATCTTTTGTAAGGGTTATCCAGAGCATAGGAAGGGGCATAAGGAAAGCAGAGGACAAGGAGAACGTGCAGATATGGGACATTACCAGTAGTTGCAAGTTTGCGAAAAGACACTTGGGAGCAAGGAAAAAGTTTTACAAAGAGGCCAATTACCCGTATAATATAGAGAAAGTAAATTATGAAAATCCTTACACTTGAGAACAAACCATTTAAATTAGAAAAGATACCCGAGTGGGTTGATGAGAAATTACGATTTGCAGTTCTTGATAATTCCGATCCAGGTAATCCGGACTTCTTCTACATACCTTTAATATTTTTAGAGAGCTTTAATGCACCAGCGGCAGTGCTGGAAATTGGTAACTGGAAAATTAAGATGCCGTTAGACTGGAAGATGCTAATAGGAGAGCAGGGCCAACCAGAGATGCATGTGTTACCAATAACAAGTTTGAACGACAGAGGCTTTGATGCATTCACGTTTAATCCGTTATCAAGTCCAAAACCAGACTTCTATCCCATAGACGTTGTGGACATATACACAGAGGTTAAATGGTACTTCCCAAAAATTAAATCTGGACAGATGTTAGCAGTTCCATTAAACAATGGTCCAAATCCTGTCTGTGCTTATTTTGTAAAAGATATTTCGAGACAATGCGAACAGGTGGATTATGGCGATGTCTGGTAGAAAAACGATTAAAATAGATGCGCCAATAATGATGACCAACGATAAGATTGCCGTTTGGATGGATCAGGGAGAATGGGCAATGGATTTTTTTGATTGGTTAACAAAAGCAAAATTAAACCACAAACTTTCAGGTTTACAACATATGAATAGTAAAATAAAATTAACATTTGTAACAGCAAAAGACTGTACAATGTTTGGATTAAAATATGCCGCAAGAAAAAAATAAAAGAAAATTTTTTGAATTACGTAATGGCCTCAAAGCCGTAGACTTCAGAAACAAAGACTATTTCGACAGGATAGATGAACATGAGAAGTCATTGTACTCTCCCTACATGCTGATGAGATATGCTTCTAGTGTATCTTCAAAGGATCCTTTCTACGTAGAACACTACGTTGAAATGGTTAATGAATGCGTCAACAAACACTGCTTTACACTGGGATCAAAACACAAAAAACTTTTATGGATACTGACTGCTATGTGTGGTGCTGAAACACAACAGTTCCATCCTTGGATTAAACCAATGAAACGTGTGGCAAATAAATCATTAAAGAAACTAATGAAAATTTATCCTAACTGGAAAGAAGCTGACCTAGAAGTACTAGATAAAATCATTACAGACAGAGAACTAGAGGAACTGATAGAGGCACATGGCATCGAATCTAAATAAATGTACCTATTGTGGCAAAACATTTGCAAAGGAAAGAACACTGCAAGTACACCTTTGTGAACCAAAGAGAAGACATCTACAACGAGATGAGAAATGGGTAGTGAATGCTTTCATGGTGTTCCAAAGATTCTATCAGATACATCAACACAACAGCAAACCTAGGACATATGACGATTTCGTTGCTAGTGCTTACTACAATGCTTTTGTCAAGTTTGGTCGATACATCATGTACATCAATCCTTTGTATCCGGACAAGTACATAGACTATGTGTTACACTCGAAGATCAAACTTGATCATTGGGCAAGGGATGACCTCTATGAGGCATACCTTATTGATGCATTGAAGGGTGAACCAGTTGAAGCGGCTTTGCAGAGAAGCATCGCAACAATGATGGACTGGGCAGTAGAGCAGAATGCACAATGGTCAGACTACTTCAGACTCGTTAACACCAACAGGGCGGTGCAACACATACAGCAAGGAAAAATTACTCCATGGTTGTTGCTAGGTTGCAACGCAGGAAAAAAAATGTTAAAATCATTTAGCGACGAACAATTACAAATGACACAAAGATTTATAAATCCAGAGTACTGGGCAAACAAGTTTAGAAGCTATCCAGCTGATCATATGCTTGTACAGGACACAGCAAAGGAGGCCAAGATTGTCTAAGATAGATGTTGATAATTCAGATGAATTAGATTTCGTTGATGGTGACAGTTGTGTCATTATAAGCAAGAGTGGAGACATAAGAAAAATTTTAGTACCAAAGATGGACACGGCTATGATAAACAGTGCAGGATATAGAGCATTACTGGATGTGATAGATCTATTACAACCTGGATCAAAGGAAGAGTTCATCAAACACAACGAGAAAGACAGAGGAAGTGTACACTAATGCCTGATGTAGACATAGATTTTTTTGACAGAGACGGAACATTAAAACTGTTCAAGCACACACCCGCGTCCATGATCAAAGATGACAAGACAGAAAAACACAAGACGGGAGTATACTTTCATGCTATACCAGAACACCCGATCACCGGACACGCCTCACTGGATTACAAGAAAGCAGAAGACAGGGGATACTTCAAGATCGACTGCCTCAATGTAAACATATACAAAGAAGTAAAATCAGAACAAGAACTTGTTGAGCTGATGATACAAGAACCAGACTGGGATATGCTGAAAGATCCAAAAGTGGTGAAGAACCTTTTCCACCTGAATGGTCATTATAACATAGTTTCCAAGTTAGAACCAAAGACCATAGAACAACTTGCGGCTGTATTAGCAATCATACGTCCAGCAAAGAGACAACTGATGTACAGGGGGTGGGACGAGATAGTCAAAGAAGTTTGGATCAAACCAACTGACGGAAGTTACTTCTTCAAGAAATCACATGCTGTTGCATATGCACAGGCTATTGTTGTACAGATGAATTTGCTGACCAAAGCTAAATATAGTTTTGATGCACCATCAAAGAACTAGGAAAAAATCCACAAAAAAACGCAAGAAAAGAACCTTCAAAAAAGATTGGCATGAGAATGCTTACGATCCTACCAACCCGTTGACAATATATTTTGCGAAGTATATTAATAAAGACGGAAAAGTTTAAATAGGTCTTCTTACTAACTGTATAGTTCTTCTCTTTACTCGTTTCTTTGAAATATCAGAAAGTCTAACAGTTGGTCCATGCACTATCTCTATATCCTTGGAGTTCAGTGTAACCAGTGTTGTGCGGAAGTAACGGAAATCACCCTTAAGAAATATGTTTATAGGGATTTTCCTGTTGGACTCGTGCCACCAAGTTTCACCATATTTCAAGAATGCCATTTTGTCCTGTGGAGAATACAACCTACCATAATCATAGAAGCTGATCACGTTGGTATCTTCATTCTGAACTATACCTACGTATTCTAGGTCTCCCTTTCGTATAAGGCTCAAGAAGGGGAATTTATCTCTTAACGTGTTAAAAATCTCATTCATAATCTATCTATAAATACTGTTAAATATGTATTATGCAAACAGTACAAAGGTATTTAATAAACAACTTGGTAATCGCCTACATAAGTGGTTATCACGGAAGGAACTCAAAGGTGTACGATAGACGTTTAACGCTTCATAGGGGAGTATCGAATCCCATAACATTCACGTTCAAGAACGAGGATCAGAAGGCTCAGGACATCACTGCAAAAACCTACGAATTAAACGTTATTGATACTGAAAGCAAAAAAGCAGTGATTACAAAAACACTGACTATACTGGATGACGGATCTACTGTCAGCACCAAGGGTGATGCTATTGCTACAATCACAGAGGGTGATTTACTACCACTCGAGGCCAAGTTCTACAATTTCTCGGTACGTGAAGTAAAGTCAGATGGTAGCAGAGAAATCACATACGCTGACACAGGATATGCGGCCGCTGGTTCGATAGAATTATTAGATGGTGCTTATCCTGAATTTACAGCAAGTACCTCAATAACAAATTTCCAAGCTACGGTTGACTCCAAATCACTTGGAAAGTTATCAAGTAACATTGATGCAAGGCCTGGGATCAACAACAATAAAGCGTTACATACCATTGCTGTGTACACTAAAGATTTTACAGGTTCACTTAAAGTACAAGGTACTATGTCATCTAATCCAACATCAGCAACTGATTATTTTGATATTACCATGACAGATGCGGCGAGTGCCACGAACACTTTCACAAACTCAACTACTGTTACCAATTTCAACTTTACCGGTGTATACCAAAGTGTGAGATTTACCTGGGATAACGATCCTGACAACACCGGCATAGTTGACAAAATCCTATTTAGACAGTAAAATATAGTTAATGAACTTGATACAGAATACAATTCTGACTTCACTACCTGCAGGTCGAAAGAAAACTCCCAGTGG